AGTTCGATTCTCTCATCCCCTGCTATTTTTTCAAGGAGAAGAAACACTGCAAACCCGCATAAACACTGAATGAAAGGAGATTTTTTGAACATCGTCTTTTTGCAAGAAAATAAAGAGGTAATCAAGAAAGTAATCATAGAAGTTTAGCAAACGCCGTAAGGGCGTTATTTTTTTACTTTAAAATGGCGGATAACTGTCTAATTTATGGCGGTTAATCCGTCTTTTTTTATGCCAAAATATAATCAGAAAGAGAGGTAGTGCGAATGTTTTCAGATGAAGTTAGAGAAAAGATTTTAAGCAAAGAAGAATTACAGAAACTTGATTTAGTGACATTATCTCTTGTTATCCACGCAATTGAAGAGGTTTTAGAGGAGGCAGACAATGAACAATCCTTATCAAGTGCCTATGATGAATAATTCTTATATGCAATCTCAAAATCCATATATGGATAGAATGAACTTTTTACAAAATTATCAGCAGAGCTTACAACAGCCAGTGGCAGGGACACAAATGTCCTTAGCAAATCAACAGGCTATGCCACAGCAGATAGCAGGCATTAATGGAAGAATAGTGCAGGCGGTTGAAAATATTAATGCTAACGAGGTCCCTATGGATGGCTCAATGGCATTCTTTCCGAAACAGGATATGTCGGAAATCTATGTTAAAGGTTGGAACGCTAACGGAACTATCAACACGATTGTGTATAAGCCTTATACAGCCCCTAAAGATAATCAGACAGTAAATTCTATGGCTAATACAGAGAACGCTAAATTTACCCTATCAGACGAAAGCACACAGCTATTTCTGAATAAGTTTGAAGAGTTATCAGAGAAGATAGGGCAGTTAGAAGATAGATTTGATAAATCTTTAGGAACGCAAAGAAAAACTTCACGAACACAGAGCAAGGGCGGTGATGAAGAATGAATCCAATTAACATTTTTCAAATGATGAGAGGTGGTCCTCAACAATTTTTGCAGCAGATAGCGAACAATAATCAGCTTATGAGCAACCCAATGATGAAAAATACGATACAAATGGCGCAGCAAGGCAATATGCAAGGCATTGAACAAATGGCTAGAAATTTATGTAAGGAAAAAGGATTAAATGCAGATGATGTATTTAATCAGATAAAAAGCAGATTTAATAATTAATAGCATATTAGATGTCTTTGCAAATTACCTGGGTGACATCTTTATGAATAAATTAATGGAGGTAACTAATATGTTTAATTCAAATTGTGCCAGTGTGCCACTTGTTGCAAATATTGATGGCAACAGTAATAACAATGGCTGGGGAGATGGCGGATGGCTTTGGTTCATTGTTGTAATCTTTGCAATATTTGGTGGCTGGGGCGGTGGCTTTGGCGGATTTGGCGGTAATGGTGGAGCATTACAGGGATATGCGACACAGGCTGACATTCAGAGAGGCTTCGATAATTCAGCGGTTATCAGCAAGTTAGATGGCATTTCCAACGGACTTTGCGACGGCTTTTATGCTATGAACAACAGTATGCTCACAGGCTTTAATGGCATAAATACAAACATTATGCAGACAGGCTACGGCATCCAGCAGGCTATTAACGCTGATACAGTCGCTAATATGCAGAATACCAATGCTTTACAGTCACAGCTTGCTAACTGTTGCTGTGAGACAAGAGAAGCTATTCAGGGTGTAAACTACAATATGGCAACTAACACCTGTGCTTTGCAGAACACAATGAATAATAATACAAGAGATATTATCGACAGCCAGAACGCAGGAACAAGAGCTATCCTTGATTTCCTGACTAACGACAAGATTGCAACATTACAGGCAGAGAATAATGATTTACGCAGAGCTGCTTCGCAGGATAGACAGAATGCACTTCTGACTACCACAATGGCAGCACAGACAAATCAGATAATCGACGCTGTAAGACCTACACCGGTTCCATCATTCCCAGCAAGCAACCTTTACGGATATGCTTACGGATGTGGATGCAATACAGGTTGTGGTTGCTAAACAACTGAATAATCAAGTATCTTAATCAAATTTGCTCGGTTTAATTCTTGGTTTAACTCGGTTTAATTCAATTTAACTTGATTTAACTCAATTTAATCGAGTTAAGTATCGAGTTTAACTTGAAAGAAAACTCGAAAGATTATGTCTGCTAAGCAGTATTACTTATAATCAAAGGGCAGGCTATAATGTTTGCCCTTATTTTAATTATCTGGAGGTTTCTAAAGTGGAAGAATTAAAAAATAAGTTTATAGAAGCAATTAAAAGCATAGATTTTAATAAGCTTAATATCTATGAGCTAAAAACTGTATCAGAAATTTCTGATACAGTAGATAAGATGGCAAAGAAAGATTATACAGAATTGCTTAAAGAGTCTATGGTTTCAATGGGAGTAAAAACTTCAAAAGAAGAGAAACCTAAAACAATAGGAGAAATGAAATAAGGAGGTTTTTATTATGGCTGAATTTTCAAATGTTGCAACACAGACAGTTGCGGTAAATGGAAATGTATTATTTACAGATGCACCAACATCTGTATGTAACAAAGGATATATTTCGCACAGAACAGGAAGCGGATTAATCAACCTCAAAGGTGCTACTAACACTTGCAAGGCAAAGTACAGAGTAGAATTTAATGGAAATATTGCAGTACCGGCAGGTGCTACAGCAGGTCCTATATCCCTTGCGATTGCGATAGAGGGCGAACCAGATTTATCAACACTTGCAATTTCAACACCGGCGGCGGCAGAAGCATTTAACAATGTTTCTATGGCTACAGATGTATGGCTTCCTTGTGGTTGCTGTCAGGCAATCTCTGTTAAGAATACATCTACACAGGCTATCAGTGTTGCTAATGCAAATATCACGATCAACAGAATAGGTTAAGAAAGTGAGGTAAACAACTATGCATATTGAAAGAATACACAAAATGGTTGAGTGCCTTACCGAAAAGACACTATCTGAACTTGATAAGGGCATTGAAAATGTAAATGTTGAGGAAATGTCAGAAGCTGTGGATATGATTAAGGACTTATGTGAAGCAGAGTATAAGGCTGTTATCGTTAAGTCTATGAAGAAAGCTGATGAAGAGGAAGAAGAATACAACAAGGAGCTACTTAGAGCCTTAAAAGACGAATACGGAGAAGAGGGTGGCAGAAGATACTATGATGAATACAGATACAAGACTACCGGTAGATTTGCTCCTAAAGGCAAGGGCAGTTATGTAGGCAGAAGAGGATACGAAGAACCACCTTATTACCATATGTACCCAGAGCGTGATATGGATAGAGAGTATGGCAGAATGTACTATACAGAGCCTACAGCTACACATACACCCGAAAGTGGCTACGACAGGGCAAAGAGAATGTACACAGAGACTAAAGAAATGCACAAAGCTAATACGCCAGAGGATAAGGAGCATAAGATGAAGTCACTTGACAGCTACACTAAGGAACTCGCAAGCGACATTACAGGTATGGTTGCCGATATGTCAGCAGAAGAGAAAAATTTACTTAGAACAAAGTTAAGCACTCTTGTATCTAAGATTTGATTTTAAAGGCTATGAGTAGCAATATTCATAGCCTGTTTTATTTAAAAAGGGGGCATACAGATGATTTTTACAATCAATGGTACAATTTGGCACATACAATATAAAAATTCAAATTCAAGCGAATTAAGGCGGTCGGACAATACAATCAGCTTAGGTGCAACTGACAGAAACGCGCATACGATATATCTGTCAGACAAACTACAGGGATTTATGCAACGCAAAGTTCTGATACACGAAATCTGCCACGCTGTCTGTATGTCTTATGATATTTATTTGCCGATTGAAACAGAAGAAATATTGTGTGATTTTGTGGCAACATATGGAGATGAAGTATTTGACATTGTTGATATGGTTTTAGGAGCAGTTAGGAGAGTGGGATGATGAGTATTGATGAGCTGTTAAAGATAATTCAAAAGACTAATCCGACTATGACAAAGGAAATATTAATATATGAACTTAGTCAATGCCGGTATTCAAGTAAGGCATTGATTTATACAGAAAGTTGTTGTGTTGACAATAATATTTAAAAATGCTATTATCTAATAGATGTAAACAATTGATAATTAATATATCATTTTACCTTAATAGAACCATAGTGGAAAGTTGCATTGATACATTTTTGTATAGGTGCAACTTATTTTATTTTAGAGGTTTTATTATGAGAGTTGTAAGATTAAAAATGTATCAAGAAATGGCTAGATTCAATAATCCATCAGCGCCAAAAGGTGCAGATTGCTACCCTTTGCCACCATTTAGCACAGTTAATGGGTTTATTCATTCAATGTGTCAATGGAAAAGGTATCATAAATTAGATTATTTTGTTACTGGCAAAGGAATTTATAATACTAAGATGCAAAAAGAATGGCACGGTGGCTATAATTTCAACAAAATTAGCGATGAAATGCTTAAGCGTTGGGATGTTATAACAGATTATGCAGACGGAAGCCATACCGGCTGGGTCAGTGCAGTTAAATATCATCTAATGCTAGTTGATTTATATACAACTATATACATCAAAGCTGATGATAGTGACATAGATGATATATACCATGCGTTACTAAACCCACCGGTATATCCATCATTAGGTGAGTATGGTGATTTATGCAAGATTGAAGCAGTAGATATTGTAGAACTTAAGAAACTTGACAAACCTATATCAGCTCCACTTGCTATGCAATCTTATATTCCTGTTAATAAAGGCAATTTTGTGGGAACTATCTATAGAATTAATAACAAATACGAAATCATTAAGGGTCTTAGGCGATTCCAGAAAGTTTCTTGTTATTTAGTGGATAAAGGACAAGAAGTTGTGAGCAATCTTTTTGATGACGATAAGCCAATTATTTTTATAAACTAATTTAAAACCCACGGAATATAGGTAAAATTTTTCTTTACCCCCGTGGGTTGACTTTTTGTATTCGCAATTTCGATTTTGACAATTTCCAAAATCCGGTTCAGATTTCGTTCAAATCCTACTTAAAAAATTGAAAAAATTTTCTCAAAAATTTTTAATGCGCCGTTTTCAATACCCCCCTACCTTTGTAATCTTATATTCAAGAATCTGTGAAAAACTTTTCCCTAAATCCGACCTCAATTTTGTTCAGATTTGCCCTGAAAAATTGATGAAAAACTTTAATAGATTAAAGTGCATTATATAAACTTGATCGGCTGTGGTTCGTGCTTGTTTTAACTTTGTGGCTTTGTGATTTGCCCTGTACGGCGGTTTTATTGTGTCGGTGTAGGGCTTATAAGCCTACAAAGTAAAACAGCTTTAAAACACTTTTAAATGTATTGTATGAAATGGGTATAATATGCCCTTGCAAGTTGTGGAAGCTGTCGCTAGATCTGGAAGATGTACCAGAACACACGCCGCTTCAACTGGGTACACTTGTACACCTAAAAAGGCGCAAAAGCCTTATATATAAGAATAGCATTATTATATTAATTTTTCAAGGTACGCAAAGAAAAGTATATAAAATATATGCTTAATGCTTGCGGCTGGAATCGAACCAACCAGAACCCACAGCAAGCCAAAAAGGGCGCAGATTGTACGCCCTTAATCATTGAGAAAATTATAAATTTTTTCATTCTGTTTGTTTTCCTTGAACAAATAAAATGCTTCTAGCCTGTTAGGCTTTTTCAATAATTTTTTAACATCATTTTCGCTGTCGTGCTCAATCGAGCAGAAAATCATAAATACACAACATTTTATTTTTTTAATCTCTTCGCTGTCAACTCTAGCAAAATCAAAAAAGTTTTTGATAGCGTTCTTGTATGCTTTTTCACAAGCTGGAATGGTCTTGTATGGTAAGTCTTTTGTATACCATTTTTTATTCATTGTTATACCTCCATATTTTCATTTTCCCCCTGACATCAGGGTAAAAGCAAGCCGGGGAATCGAACCCCGGGAACGCCTACCTTGCTAATTATGATAAGAACTGCAAAAGCTCCGCGCGCTTAGTCTGTATCAATTCCTTTGCTTTCATAAAATCAACCGCGCCGCCTGTCATATATTCGATATACTTCGCAGCGCTGATATATGCGTCAAATTCTGCCTTGTATGCCTCATCAAAGGCATTTTCTAATTCCTTGCTTTCTGGCTGTTCTGTATATCTTGCCTCTGCTTCGTCTGCGACTTTTTCCAGTTGTTCCAGCTTCTTAATCTTTTCAAGTAAAATCATCATAATATTAACCCTCCTTAAACATTTCCCAAGGTGCTATAATCGTACCGCCTTTTATTTATGCTTTTATTATAAAGCTATCTTTATATAATTACAAGTCGCAAAATGTAATAAATATATAAAGCTATCTATATATTTTTATTGTGCAATATGTATAAAGCTATCTATATATGAATATATAACGCTACTATATAATAAAGTTATCTTTATATTTGCATTGACTTTAATATAACGCTACTATATAATAAAGTTATCTTTATAAAAGGAGTTGATTTGATGGCAGTATCTAAAGCACAAGCAAGAGCGACAAAAAAATATGATAATAAGGCTTATTTTAAAAGCCTTGTAAGATTTAAAAAAGAGGACGAAGAGCGAATCAGAGCGGCGGCAGGCGATAGCCTTAACGGCTTTATCGTGGCGGCTGTAATGGAGAAAGTACAGGAAACAGAAAAGGCGAAAGCTCCAACCTGTACAAGCTCCGACGAATGCCCATTCTAAATAGTTAAAAGAATTATAAAATATCGCTTGACTATATAACGATAGCGTTATATAATAAGAGTACAAATTAAGAAAGGGCAGCCGAAAGGTTGAAAGGTGGACAAGATGAAAACTATTGAATTATTAAACAAAGCTATTGAACTTGGATTTGACAGAGAAAAGGCACTTGCAGACATAGATGCAAGCCTTGACGAAATATTCGGAGCAGAGAACAGAAAGCCAATCACAGAAGAGGAAGTCAGCGAAGAGCTGGCGAATGATATTTTATTCGGGTTTGAATGTGAAAAAGAAAGCAATTAAGAAAGGTTGAAAGGTGGAAAATATGAGATTATTTTTAGCAATCAAAAAAGACGAACAGAATAAAGAGTATATAAGCGCAGTCATTAATTCCAGAACATTCCCAAGCACATACGCAGCGGATACCAGAGGCGTGCGAATCGTGGAATTACCAGAGATTAAAGAGGGCGAAGATATTTTGAATTGTCATATATGTTTATAAGAAAGGTTAAAAGGTGGGCGATATGAAAGAGTTTAAAATGTACAATGGTAATATGTTAGAGGTTGGCGAGGAAATCAGACTTGCTGATTTGTGGCAGAGCGAAACAGGAGACGAGGGAGAAATTCTTGATTCTGGTTGCTGTTGGGTTGGCGACGATGAGAACAACATGCCAATAATCGCAGATTTCGAAATCTTGCAGAAAGATGAAGAAAATCTTGTGAGGTCGCTTGTAAAAATAACAGATATAAGATAATATGATTTAGGCGGTGTATATTGTTATACATCGCCTTTTTAATGTCTATTGATTAATTATATTTATTGTGTTATTATATTGCTAATAATTAAATATAAGATTTACACCCGATAATTATATAATAGCTATCGGGTTATTTTTATGTTATTAGTATATATTATAATAGGCTGGATAAGCTCCAACAGAAAGGGGGAACGAATGGAGAAAGTACAGGAAACAGCAGAAACGCCCGAAGTATTCCAGAATGACATAGAGCTGTATTTATCGCAGTTCTGCGAAGAGCACAACATTGAAGATATGACCAAAGAACCGCAAAGCCGATGGAATGCTGCATTAATGTATATAAATAAATATGTTTTCAGTGATAAAAGTATATTAAAATTAAATAAGAATATTAATAAAAATAATACTAATTGTATTATGAATAGTAATTTTTATATGTATGATTTAGATAAATTAGAGTATATATTATATATATATTATTATTTATGTGCTGTATATGATAAAGAATGTAGTATAATGGGATATAGCTTATTAACTGGTATTAATTACGATACATTAATGGACTGGGGAGCAGATGAAAGGAAACTAAGTACAAAAGGCTTCGACATCGTGCAAAAACTGCGCATTTTTCGCGAAGAAAGTTTGTCAAACAAGCTCGCAACCGGCAACAAAAACCCTGTTGGCATCCTTGCAATACTTAACAGACATTATGCGTGGAATCTTCCAGGCGTGAGCAGAGAAAGCACCGCGAAAGTCATTAAGACAGCATCAGATCTGCCGCAGCTCAACACATCTGGCGACGCTCAAGGCTCTAATGTTCGTCAAATTGCACAACAAGAAATCATTGTGCAAGATGTACAAGAAATCCCACAAAGCCAGTAAACAAGCGGTTTCTAGCCGTTTGGCTCACGATAACAGCACTTCGCTAAATTAGACTTTAGCGAAGTGATAAAACAGAACATTTGAGCGACAAAAACGCGATAAAGCCAGTAAATAAGCGGATTGACAGCGATTGCATGATAATTATTCATTGCGCAATGACTCCGCTCTAGCTGATTTCATTGTGCAAAATGTACAAACGCAGGGCGTGGGGGTTATTAGTTTTCAGATTTTCACCCCAACTAAGTCGCTCAAATATTCTCAAAAATAAAAAGGCTTATTATATATATTTATATATACATAACCAACCAATAATAATTTATTAAACTATATACAATAACCATTATATTTATTAATATATAGCTTTGATAATAACTCACATAATATAATCAATAAATCTACTGTACAAATCCTATAGATAGGTGTATAATAAACACAGTTAATTTAATTCTAATGATTTTACAAACACACATCAGATACCGATTACTCAATCGGGCTATTTCCAAAAATTTTTAAAATATAAAAAAGGGGTTAGAAATGCAGGGCAATGAATATCAGGCTTTAGCCATGCGCGCTAACGATAAAAAGTCTACAGATAGGCTTGAGAAAAAGATTGATGATTTAAAGATAGGCAATCGTGGTGAAGATACACCAAGAATTGAGCTAGGTGGTGTTATCAATGCTGCATTAGGTTTATCTGGTGAAGTTGGAGAGCTTAACGATATGCTTAAGAAATGGGTTTTTCACGAAAAGCAGTTAGATATTGAACATTTAAAGCGTGAAATCAGCGATGTATGTTGGTATTTGGCTTTAATGTGCGATTCATTTGAGTTTAATCTTGATGAAATTATGCAGATTAATATTGACAAACTGAAAGTCAGATATCCACAAGGCTTTGATACCTACAAAGCTAATCATAGACAGGCAGGTGATGTTTAATGGGAAATGCTGAAAATAATGGATTTTGCGTTAATTGTATAAACAAATCATTACTATTTAGCGTAGAACCGTGTAAAAGCTGCATTAATAACGGCGGTAAGGGATATAACTTTACTCCACTCAAAGATGTTGCACCTAGCGTCAATGAAAAGCCAGTAAATGACAATGTTAATCATCCGAGCCATTACGCAACCGGTAAATATGAGTGCATAGATGTTATGCTTGAGATATTCGGTATCGAAGCTGTAAAAACATTCTGTTTGCTCAATGCTTTTAAGTACAATTACCGAAGTGGTAGAAAGAATGGCTTAGAGGATATTAAAAAAGCTAAGTGGTACATTGACAAATACATAGAATTGTCAGAATAGTCGTGTCAGTCAATGAAAGTATAATGGTTGCAAAGGATAGTACACTGCGACTTGTGGCAAATGCATACTGGGAATAGCCACTATTGCCCTTTAGTATAATGGCTAATACACAGGGTTTTGATTCCTGTTATATGGGTTCGATTCCCATAAGGGTAGTTTATTTTTCTTTTTATTTGTTTGGCTGTTCATTATTGTGTTTTTGCATTTTACACAGAACAGTCCTCCTTTCATGTACCTCTTTGGATTTTGTTCAGTTAAAAGCGGTGCAAGACCGCTTGAGAGGGTTCGGCATGTATATACATAGCCATGTGAAAATCAACTTATCAAGAAGCACTTCTTATCAAAACACCCCTAATATTTTATTGTTTCTGTTCTTGCTTCTTGATAGCCGTTACAGGCGGTATTTGTAGATATGGTGTAATGGTATCACAAGAGATTGCTAATCTCTCTAACGAACAAAATCGTTATGCAGGTCCGATTCCTGCTATCTGCGCTAAAATCCTTTTTCAAGTCTGCGTGCGTAAGCTGGTAGCAGACTAATACTAGTTAGAATAGGGTTTTGGTTCTGACAACATAGTGTGAGATAGGTTCAATTCCTATTACAGTCGGTGTACCCTTGGAGATGTGGTTCTTCGAGGTGTGAGGTTCGATTCCTTAACTGGGTGGTGAGTATGGTGCAAGTCCATATGTCAGATTAACAGCAAACTAGGTTAGCTACCGAAAAGCACTTCCGCTGTGCCTGTTTGTTGTTTTTATTAATCAAGCGGAGTATGTATCACAGGCATACATAAATAATATCAAGCGGAGGTATTCAATTATGGCAACAATTAGAGTACATAAAACAAAAAATTACACAGTTATGAGTAACACTCATTTAAGAGATAAGAATTTAAGCTTGAAAGCAAAAGGGCTATTGTCTGTAATGCTTTCATTGCCCGATAATTGGGATTATTCAATAGCTGGGTTAGTTGCAATAAGCAAAGAGAATGAAACAGCCGTTAAATCGGCTTTAAATGAATTAAAAGATAATAATTATGTTGTGGTCACTAAAGAGAACCCAACAAAAAGCAATGGTGGAAGAATAAAGTACACTTACGAGGTTTACGAAGAACCACATAAACAGAAAGTAGAAAAACAAGATATAGAAAATCTAGGGGTTGAATGCCAACAGGTAGAAAACCACGGACAATTAAATACTAATGAATTAAGTACTGATGAATTAAATATTAATATACAAAATACTAATGAATTAAATACTAAAAGTAATTCTCTTAACAGAGAACAATGTAATTCTTTTTTACCCAAAGATAAAAAAGTGAAAGAGTTTAAGCCGATAAGCGAATACTCTCAAAGTGATTGGGAAGTTGCCGAGGAAAGAATGATAAGTAGAGCTGGCAAGATAGCTTATGATTGGACTAATGATAAAACGCTCAAAGAAAATGTAGAAGCATTCTTTAAATACTTTTTAGATAAACACGGAGAATGTACTGGAGAATATCACTACCCATTAACAGATAAGGTTTTATCAAGAGTGGTAGATAATTTAACAAAAGAAACCGACATAGAGCGTGACGGATATACAGACACCTATTATGCGGCTATAAGTGATATGGACGATAATACAGACTACAAGATATTAGTTGATGAATATTTCAATACAAAGTTTTCGGCAAAATGCGATTACAGCTTAGTTCATTTTTCTTCTGAAAAGGTTTTGATTAACATTATGAACCACACTTGTAAGAGCAGTTGGTGCGAAAGTAAGGAATTGTAGGAGGTATTCATTATGAGTTCATATAAAGATTTACAGACCAAGATTTTTGAAAGGGATAATTATACTTGCAGATATTGCGGAAAGAACAGCAGAGAACGCCGGGCGTTGGTAATGGCACATATAAGAACAGCTTCAATGTGCGGTGACGATAGAGAAAGTAATTTAATTACATTGTGCAGACATTGTTACAATCACATTTCTAACAATGAGATTAGGGTAAAATTTGAAACAAAAGAAAATGCTGATTATTTTTGGGGATTATACCACGAAAAAGTCAAAGGATATTGTTATTATACAAACTACATCAAAAAGGTATTTACTGAAAATGGTGTGCTTATGACAAGACCGCAGATTGATAAATATGTCAGTATATTTGTTAAAAATGATGATGATTTTAACGCTTTCAAAGCAGAACTTCAAAATACAGGTTATAAGAATATGCCATCTAAAATGCGTAGTGATGTAAGAAAATATAATCATCAAGTTGAAAATCAAAGTAAGGAGTGATTATTATGGCTATGGGAGTACACCCACTAAACAAAGATAAATTCTATGAAGCAATTAATTTGTACATATCGGGGCAGGCTTCACAAGTAAAGGCGGCAAAAGTAGCAGGTTGTAGCGTACCGACATTTAAGAAATACGCTAACAAGATTTATGGCGGCGAGGAATTACCAGATAATTTATGGGGGAAGAATGATGATTAAGAAAATTATTAACTGTTGGATAAGACACAAGACAAAAAACTTAACAAGAATACCATTGTTTATAATGACATTTAACTATCGTAAATATAAAGCAGACGGGGAGAAGGACAGTTGCATGTTTTACACACACCCGGATATTGCCAAAGATGAATTTGTGAAGGACAAATTACAGGAAGTTGTTGACTATATCAGAGATAACTATGATTTGGATATTTTTACGAGGATTTGAGGCGCGATATGAAAGATTGCTCAATTTGTAAATATTGTGATGAAGATTTTGATTTTGATGAAGAAACAGGAGAAGAATATCCGGTTTATGAATGCCAAAAAGGGAATGATACATCACTTGATTGCGAGTGCAAGGATTTTAAGGAATACAAGCCGAGAAAATATAGAGAAAAAGATACAGAGTGCGATAAATGCGAACATCTTGAGATTTGCCTCGATAAGGGCAATGTTATTGATTGTAGGACAGTTTGCGATACAAGAAGTCATTATATAGCTGGCAGAATGGGGTGTGTTAAAAATGAATGATTGCAACTTAACCACCTGCCGATACAACAAAGACAATAAATGCACAAATAATGAAAAGAGAACGGAATGTGTTGAGGTATCTGGAAAAGTAATGGGTATTGATGTTTCTGTTGATGCAGTTAATGAGTACGCAAAATCAATCTTAGGAAGATACCCTAAAGACAATATGGAGTTTTCAAGAGCTTTAGCAATGAAAATCTTAGAGGAAACAAAATCATTAGCAAATAGCACAAAAAAAGGAGTGAGGTTATGTTAATAGTTGCATTGCAAGATGATGTAGATAATCTGTATGCAATATGGAATACGGTTACGGATAGGTTTTTGGGTGTAAACCTCACGAGAGACTGGGCAATGGATGCGATAATACAATACAAGCATTGTTCTATAACAGAAGCTAATTCAAGGCTGGATAATCCACAACCATTTTCTGATGTTGCTAAGGCTATTTGCAATAGCAGTATTAAAAGTAGATTAGATGTGATACGCACAAGATGTCACGAAAGCGCAAGAGACAGTTTTGATAAAGGCAATTATGGAATTTTGCATATAGTTACAGCAGATGAATTGAAATAAATGATTGCTGATTATCAGTGGAAAGGAATATATTATGAAGAAGAAAATTATAGCAATTGTATTAGGATTGACATTGTGTTTAGGAATGACCGGATGTGCGTCATGGGACAGAATGGTAACAGATATGAAAAGTGATGTAAATGGCGGCATGCAGAGAACAATTACTGTATACACGGCAGATGGTAAAGAACTTGCAACATATGAAGGCAAAATTGACCTTAGCACAAACAATGGTGGATATGTTAAGTTTGATTTTAACGGCAAGAGATACATCTACTACAACTGCTTTGTAGAAAGCATTGCAGATATTGATTAAGTGATTTTACCGGCTACAGATTGAATGTAGTCGCTACCCTAGAACAGTTATAGGCAGAGGTCTATAAGCACCTTTGCTGAAAAGTGGAGGTGCTTTTCTTTATGGCTAGTCAGAGCCTTATTTCCACAGTTAATGGATATGAAAATTACATAAAGAGAAATGGAATTGATGAACAAGTAATTAATGCCTATGTAGACGCTTGTAGCGTAGCCATAAATGGCGAGAAAGATATTGAGTATGGACTACAACTTACAGAAAGGGCAAAAGAGCTTATAGAGCGTTTCTGCAAGGACAAGACAGGTGGAACGATATGGGATTTAGAGAAGTATGCGTTTGCAAATAAAACGGAATATGAGCTGATTAATTGGTTTTACGATATTTTGCTAATTGAAGCACAAAACAAGGTTGTTGACAGTTTTTTTAGATACATAGAAAAGAAACGTGAACCTAAAGAAAGATTCTATATGCCAAGAAGAAAACAGTTTATCAAAATAGGCTTAATAGAAGCATTACAAGGCATGATTGATGATAAATATGATATTTTATGTATTTCTCTCCCACCTGGAACAGGAAAAACCACAATCGAAAAGTTTTTCCATTCTGCGGTTATAGGTTGGTACTCAAACGGATATAACCTTTTTTATTCACACAGCGGAGACATTACACGAATGTATTATGATGGAGTATACGATATTGTCACAAACGCTGACGAGTATACATGGGGAGAAGTGTTCCCTGGACTTGAAGTAACAAGTACAAATGCAAAACTTGAACAGTTTAACGTAGGAAAATATAAGCCGTTTCAATCTGTACAATGTACATCCGTCGGCAGTAAAAATGCTGGTAAAGTCAGAGCTAATAAATTTCTGCTAGTTGATGATATGATAGGCGGCATTGAAGAAGCACTAAACCCAACCTATCTTGATAAATTGTGGGATAAATATGCAGTAGATGCACGACAAAGAAAGATACCGGACGAGGATGGAAACCCATGTAAAGAAATACATATTGCTACAAGGTGGAGCGTTAGAGACGTAATAGGACGTATTATACAAGCTTATGAGGGAAACAAACGAGTTAAAGTAATATCCGTGCCTGATGTAGACCCAGTAACAGGAGAAAGTAATTTTGACTTTGAATTTGGTGGCTATACAGTAAAGGATTTTGAAGATATTCAGCTGCTTATGGATGAAATCTCATATCGCTGCCTGTATAAACAAGACCCTATAGAACGTGAGGGCTTATTATTCCCGGACGATAAAATCCGCAGATACCTTAATCTACCACACGGAGAACCGGAAATTATCACAGCGCAATGCGATACTAAGGGCAAAGGAACGGATTACTTTGTACTACCTGTATTGCAGAAACACGGAGAAGATTATTACTGCGTTGATTGCGTATGTGATAACACAGCAGATTATGAAGAACAATACAGAAATGCTGCAGGTGTACTTGTAAATAACAAAGTGCAAGAGTGCGAATTTGAGCGTAACGCCGGTGGAGATAGGGTTGCAATGGAAGTTAATAAGCGCGTTGAGAGTGTAGGCTGGATATGTAATATTACAGATACGCCTACAGAAACAAACAAAGAAGCAAGAATTTTTCAATGTTCTAACTGGATTTTGCAACACATTATTTTTAAAGACTCATCGCTTTACAAACCTAATGAACAATACGGAATAATGATGTCGTTGCTAAAACAGTATTCAGTATCAGGGAAGAAACAGCTTGATGATGTTCCAGATGTATTTTCAAATTTTGCATTGAGAATGACACAGGGTAATAGAGTAGCAAAGGTTGAAGCTGCTATAAATCCATTTAGGAGGTATTAATCTATTATGACAACTAAGGACTATCTGAATCAGATAAGTTATTACAACAAGATAATTGATAATAAATTGATAGAAATAACACAGTATAAAGAATTATCATACAGCATATCAGCGGTTGTTAATGAAGAAAGAGTTATGTCATCATCAGATCCAGACAAAACAGGTTGCGGATATGTCAGACTTGAACAAATGGAAGAAAACCTTGATAAGCTTATAGATAAATACATTGACGTAAAGAACAAAATAATAGAGCAGATAGAGCAGATAAACAACGAAGACTATTACACAGTATTGTTTCTAAGATATGTCAGAAAGTTTACATTTGAAAAAATTGCAAATGAAACAGACTGGTGTTGGCGACAGGTACACAGGATACACGCTAAAGCATTACAAGCCTTTGAAGACAAATATGGAAATGAATATTTATAAAAGATGTCATAGAATGTCACATTGCCGGCGTGGTATAGTATATCTGTAAGAAGTTACAAAGATGTTTCTTCATAAACACATCCTTATCAGAAGCACTGTTGCTTAATTGCGGCGGTGCTTTTGTTATGCAATGAGGTAGAGATATGAATTTTTATATGAATAAAGATAAGTCAATTATGTGCCCAAACTGCCATAAGTTTTTAACTAAGGCAGACAGCAAAGACTTAAGAACGCATAAATTAGCGTGCAAGCATTGTCACAAATGGATATGGTATGTGCCTAACGATGATGATAATTTTCAAATTAAAGAAATACCGGATAGCAGAAGTTCAAGCGGTATGACATTCTATTAGGAGCAAGATATGAACACAATGTATTTTCAAGACCTTGTTAGAGGCTGTTATGGTAGAAAAATTGCATATACGAATGTAGATACAATAACTGCTAACAATGTTGTTAAGGTTATTGGAAGTACTATAGGTGTATTTAATTGGAATAAGCCAGTTATTAAGTATCTGTGGCATTACTACAAGGGCGACCAACCGATATTATATAGACATAAGCTAACTAACGAGGATATTACAAATAAGATCGTAGAAAACCACGCATATGAAATTGTTCAATTCAAAGTAGGACAGACATATGGCGAACCGATTCAGTTTATAAGCCGCAAAGATGATGAAACTATCAATAAAGCTGTCGATACGCTTAATGATTTTATGGCAGATGCCAATAAGCAGGAGAAAGATATTAAAGCTGGGGAGTGGCAATCAGCAACAGGAACATCCTTTAAGGCAGTTCAACCTAAAAATGGAGATGTACCATTTAGAATTGTAGCACCTACACCAATGAACACTTACGTTGTTTACAATGAAAGCACAGAAGAACCTATGCTTGTTGTGCAAGAACTCAAAGACGAGGATGGGAACTGGTATAAAATGGCTTTTTCCGACACTATGTCTTTTAGAATTGTTGACAGCAAAGTAGTTGAAGCAAAACTACATACATATGGCGAAATTCCTATTGTTGAGTTTCCTAATAACCACGAAAGAATATCTGATATTGAGCTTGTTATAGGTATGTTGGATGCTATTAATAATATGCAGTCCAACAGAATGGATAGCATACAGCAGTTTGTTGAATATTGGGTTAAGTTTGTAAATTGTGAAGTTGATGAAGAAACATTTGCAAAAATGAAAATGAACCACGCTCTTACAGTTAAGTCCATCAATAAGGATAATAAGTCGGATGTCGAAATTATGACACAAGAGCTTAATCAGACACAATGTCAAGTTGCTAAGGAAGATTTGTGGGATAACACATTATCTATATTGGCTATACCAAACAAACAGGGCAACACAGGCGGAGATACGCAAGGAGCGGTCGAGTTAAGAAACGGATGGGATTTCTCTAAGACAAGAGCAAAACTGAAAGACCCTATTGTTAAATCGTGTGAAAAGCGATTAGCAGTAGTAATTCTTAATATATTAAGACTTGCAGGAGAAGATTTGAAACTATCAGTTAGAGATTTTGACGTACAGATAAATCACAGCCCACAGGATAATATGTACACTAAAGCACAGACACTTACAGTGTTGCTTCAAAGTGGCATACATCCACTTATAGCAATTAAGACAGTTGGTTTATGGGGAGATGCAGAAAAGACATTCCTTTTATCAAAACCATATCTTGATAATATATACAAGACTATTGATGATGTGGAAGCACAAGAACAAAAAGCACAAGAGATAGTTAATCAACTTAATAATAATCAGCAAAATAAGGCAGTTATCGAATAATCGGTAGCTGCTTTTATTTTATACATTTTGCAGCTATGCGGTAAATAGCAGAAGAACACAGCAGGAGCGACCTGCGGTAACAAAAGCGTGTGTTTAACGGAGGTAATTATGACAAGAGAAGATGTATTAAAACTTTTTCCAGAAGCAACAGATGAACAGATTACAAATCTTCTTAATCAGAACAATTCAGAAGTTGCTACGGAGAAAAACAAGGCAAAGCAGTACAAGGCTAAGGCTGACACAGCAGATGACTTACAGAAGCAGCTTGATGAAATACAGGCTGGCAATCTGACAGAGCTTGAAAAGGCAAATAAAGCCCTAGATACAGCTAATCAGCAGATAGCCGATTTACAGAAATCTAACGCTATCAGAGACCAGAGGGAAGCAGCTATGACTAATTTTAAGATTACTGCTGAACAGGCAAAGACAGTTGTTAAAGATGATGGAAGCCTTGATTACACCGAACTTGGCAAGATTATGTCCGAAAAAGAAATAGCTGCGGCACAGGCTAAGGAACAGGAGATTGCAAAAAATCAGGATATTCCGGGCGGCGGCAGCAATAAAGGCGGTGCAGACAATAAGACAAACGCTGAAAAGATAGCAGAAAGCCTTATATCTAACGCACCTAAGAACAATGACGTTTTATCACATTATATTCAGTAATAACAGGAGGTAAGAAATGGCAAAGGAAATGAATATGCAGTATGAAGAAACTTCATACGCAGGAGACGTTCAGATTTTAAAGAGAGAGCCTAATGAAGCAATCCCATTAACACTTGATTTTGATGGCGTGACAACTAAAAATGCACAGGGTAAGAAGATTGTCAAAGCAGGCACTCCAATCGGAGCAACCGGCAAGGCTGACAATACAGCCACAGTAGTAGGCATTTTAAGGTTCGATGTAACAGAGGACAGACCACAGGGAGTATTGCTTAAAAAAGCATATCTTAATACAAAGGTGGCAGAAACACATTCTGGCATTACATATGAAGAGGCAGTTAAGACAGCTCTTCCAATGATTGTATTTGAATAATAACAGGAGGTAAACAGATGTTAATTAATGAAGTATTAGACAGTAAGTCTATTGCATTATCAGCAACAGAAAACGCTAGTAATCAGATACCTTATCTTGGCTTACAGTGGTTTCCAGAAAGAAAGAAGCAGGGGCTTGATTTAAGCTGGATTAAGACACACAAAGGACTTCCAGTATCACTTGCACCATCTAACTTTGATACAATCCCAACGCTTAGAGCTAGAGAGGGATTAAGCAAGGAAAAAACACAGATGGCATTTTTCCGCGAGGGAATGACAGTTGGCGAAGAGGAAATGCTTGAAATCGAGCGTATTCAGTCTGCGGACGACCCATATCTTGCTAGTGCTTTATCAAGCGTGTATGACGATACAAATAATCTTGTAAGTGGTGCAGAAGTTGTACCAGAGCGAATGAGAATGTCACTTCTTGCGACAAACGCAGGACATCCAGTAATTGCTATCGTGAGTGATGGCGTTCAGTATGCCTATGATTATGACAAAGACGGCTCATACGCAAAAGACCATTACGCAAAGTTAACCGGAACAAGTATGTGGAGTGACACGGCTAATTCAAAGCCACTCACAGACCTTAATAATGCGAGAAAGAAGTTACAGAAGCAGGGCAAGATTGCTAGATATGTGCTGATGAACAGCAATACTTTCCAGTACTTGCTTGATAATGCACAGATAAGGAACTCAATCCTTGCACAGAATCTTACAGCAACTATTGAGGTTGATGATGATACTGTTATTTCAGTAGTACAGAAGAGAACAAAGCTCACTATCGTACTTTACGACAAGATGTACATTGATGATGATGGTAAGGAGCAGTATTTCTATCCAGATAATAAGGTTACACTTCTTCCAGAGGGCAATCTTGGTAATACTTGGTTCGGTACTACACCAGAAGAAAGAACAGCAAGACAAGTGACTGATGTAGATGTTACAACATATGGTATAGGTATTACAGTCGCTACAAAGACAGAGTATGGACCACCTATGAAGATGTCAACATTTGCATCCGAGGTTGTTCTTCCGTCATATGAGAATATGGATAGCACATTCGTATATGAGGTTCATAGCGAAGAGTAGGAGGTGCAACTATGAAATATCCATATATAGTAGTTCACAATGGTAAATGGTATAACGCAGGTGAAGAAGTTCCAGAAAACAATAATTCTGGAGCTTCTTTTGATTATAGCAAGACAGCCATTAATCGTATGTCTACATCTGATTTACAGGCTTTTGCCACAGAACAAGGTATAGACAACGCAGAAGAACTTACAGGAGCAGAATTAAAGAAGCTGTTAATTGAGAAATTAGGATTATAGGAGATAGTTATGGAATACACCACATTAGAACAGGTCAAAATCAGACTTAAACAATTTCATATTGATACAGTCACAAATGATGATGAAACAACATCTGATGTGGTAGTGTTCGATAACAAAGAAGATAATCCGATAATCGAACAGCTCATTAAGCAGGCTACAGAAGATGTAAAGGCAAGAAGAAACTACCCCGACAGCTACACAGATGAAATGATAACCGATGATTTGAAGAAATTTGAGAGTGTTATCGTTAATTTGGCTGTCTACGACCATTCACAGGCAGGCGAAGCATTTATGGCAAGCTACAATGAGAATGGTGTCAACAGAACTTGGAGAGACAAAGATAGCTTATTTGTTGGGATATTTCCATTTGCTAAAGTGTTATAGAAGATTGTGCGTTAGCATTTTGCTGATGTCAGCAATATGTTAGCAGGCGGCACACAGTAAGGGTGGTGGGCGGTGTGCCTATTAATAATTACAGGAGATATAAAATGAAAGAATTTTTATTACAGACATATACAATAATATTACCTATCGTATTAGGTTATATTGTCTGGCTCCTTAAACAGCAAAAAAAGGACAAAGACGCCAATAGCAAAGGTACAATGCTACTTTTGCGTGTACAGCTTATCGAATACCACGATAAGTATATGAAACTCGGCGAAATACCATCCTATGCTTATGATAATTTTGTTGAAATGTATAACGCATATCACGCATTGGGCGGGAATGGTATGGTAACCAAAATGTATAACGAAATACAGGAAATTCACTTAAAGAATGGAGGTAAAGACTAATGGATATAACATCAGTATCAACAGTAGTTGCAATCGTTGTTATCACTTATTTGATTGGTTATGCGGCTAAGCAGATACCACAGGTTAAGGACAATTACATTCCTATAATCGTAGGTGTTGCAGGTGCTATCTTAGGCGTTATAGGTATGTATGTAATCCCAAATTATCCAGCTAATGACATTCTTAATGCAATAGCTGTAGGTATCGTGTCGGGGCTGTCAAGCACAGGTGTAAATCAAATTTACAAGCAGGTAAAGAACAATGCTTGACATTAATAAGCAAGCTATGAAGTATTCACTTCAAGGGCAGACAGTAACTATCTATGAAAGAGACGATGACGGCAATATCCTTTATGAGGGATATACCGACACAGAAGGTAACTTCATTCCTTATCTTGATGATGAGGGAAATAAGATACTCAAAGTCCTTGAAGAGAAAACAGGCTTTTCAGAACCAGTTGATTTCAAAGCTAACATATCATTCAGCGGTGGAGAAGCACAGAGTAAAGAATATGGCTTTGATACCGCTGATTTTGACGCTATTTTACTGACAGATAGGAATATGCTGCCTGTTCAAAAAGGCGACCTTATCTGGCTTGATAGCAAGCCTACATACACATCTGATAGCCTTGTCGATGAAACATCGGCAGACTTTACTGTTGTAGGTGTCAAACCAGCCTTAAAGTCAACAAAATATATGCTTAAAGCAGTTGTAAAGTAGGTGGTTTATGGCTAAACATACAATTAATGTATCTTTATCGGAAAGCTCAATACAAGGGGCAATAAGACAGCTACAACAATATAAGCAAACATTACAGTATAAATGCGAATTGCTTGTTGAACGATTAGCAGAATTAGGCGACAAAGCGGCAATTATGAGCGTTAATGAAAGTCCATTAGGTAGGACAGTAACATTGAGAGTTGACAGAAAGCCTATTCAAGATGGCTACCAAGCTATCTTAATTGCTACTGGCAAAACTATTGAGGTAGAAGATAGAGAGCCATTTTACACACTGTTAGCGATTGAATTTGGTGCTGGTATTTACTACAACAGCGGCAACGAAAACCCTAAGGCTAATGATTTTAACTTGGGTGTAGGAACATACCCAGGGCAAATACACGCATTTGAAGATGGCTGGTACTACTTAGGTAATGATAATCAATGGCACTACACACACGGCGTTAAAGCTACAATGCCTATGTATAATGCCACAATGGAAATTATTAATCAGTATAAGCGTATAGCGAAAGAGGTGTTTAGTTAATGGCAAATGCAAACGATTGGGCGATAGACCTTGAAAGCACAGTCACAACACTTGTCAAGGTTAAAACCCTAACACAATTAAAGAAAGCGTACCCCAAGATAGTTATAACAAATGAGGGAGAAAACAGCGGTCAAGCAGTATTCCCAACGGTATACATACATCTGTTGCCAGCGGTAGAGCAAGGACAGACACTTGACGGACAGACAATCAACGCATTGTTAGCAACATTTCAAGTAGATGTTACAACTAACACAAATAAGTCTGATTGCCGCAAAGTTATGGCAATAATTACAAATGTATTTAAGATAATGAGATTTCAAGGCAACGCAATGCCAGAGTTCTCAATCAGCAATAAAGTACATAAGAGTACCGCTAGATTCAGACGAATGATAGCGGCAAATGACAGATTAATGTAACAAAGAGCAGAAATGCTCTTATTTTTTTGCAAATTTTTAGGAGGTAGACAATGGCAGATGCAGTAGCAGGATTAAGTACATTGGGTGTTACTTTCTCTTATGGAGTTGAAACAACAGCAGGCACAAAGCCAACATCATTCAAGTTACTTACAAGAATTAACTCTATTGACGAGATTACAGTAACACCGGAAGCAATAGATGCTTCGGCACTTGAGGATAAGCAGACAAGAAACATTGCAGGCAGAGATACAGTTACAGATACAGTTGCGGTTACAGTCAACAAGACGGACGCAACAATTAAGGAATGGAAAGATGTTATCACAGCTTACAATGAATTGACTGGTGGCAAGAGAATGTGGTTCCAGGAAATCACACCAGGCATTACAGACGCAGAGTTCTTCGTAGCACAGCCACCATCAAAGTTACCAATTACAAGTAAAGAGCAGAACGGACTCCTTACAATGGCTATCAACCTTATTATTGAGGATATGATAGGAACAGATACAGCAGTTGTCCCAACATCGGGGGAATGATGAGCTATTCGACTAAATCTAAAAAGGCTGTGTCGGATAGCGTAGAAAACGCCAAAACAGCCGACTACACATCATATCTTGATGATGTAACAGAATAATTATTTTAAAAGGTAGGTGCGGTGCAAAATCCGCACCTTTCCCTATATGGTGATAGGGTGGGAAAGGGTAAAAATTATGATGAATATTAATGTAAATGGAAAAGAATACAAAGTTGAGTTCTCTTTTGGTGCGGCAGAGTGCAAAGAGATAGTGCAGAAAATGTTTTCTGTTGTTAATGGTTCTTACTTACTTGCACAGACAGATAAAAGTGTTGCACAGGCTTCCTTTGATGGATTAGCAAATATGACAGCGGATATACCGGAGATTTGCATATTAGCTATCTATGCAGGCTGTACTGATAATAATCCAGTCACAATGGATGAAGCAAAGGAACTTACTAGAGCATATATTACAGAGAAGAGAAAGACAGATAAGAGTTACGGATATAGAACATTGTTTGAAGAAATCAAGAAAGCGATGGAAGATGATGGTTTTTTCGAGTTGAGCGGAATAACAGCGATGTTAGAGGAAATGGCGAACAATGTGGAAGAAGCAGCACAGGAACAGAAGATACCGGCAGTAGTTCCACAGGACCACAAGAAAAAGCAGACTTCCACAAAATAATTTGGGAAGAATACTTTGTCTTAGCCAGTTCACTAGGCATTAGTTATTCGGACTTTCTAAAAATGACACCTAAAAAACTATGGGCTGTTGTAGAGGGTAAAAAACTTGAAAGACAACGAATGGATTCAGATATATGGCTTGCGATAGGTAGTTACATACTCCCAGCAATCAAGATAGGTGTTAGAAGTGGTGCTTGGGGTAAAGGCGAACTTGAATACCCAGACAAGCCTATTTATAGAGATATTAACAAAAAAGAGAACAGCAAAGATGAAATACAAAGAAAGAGAGAAGAGTTTGTTTTGAATATGAAAATACGCAAAGCAAACTGGGATTTAGCACACCCTAAAAATGATAAGCTGGAGGTATAAGCGTGGAATTAGACAGTTTAGAAGTTAAAATTACCGGTACTGCCACCAAAGCTATTAATTCTGTTGATAAACTGATAAATCAGCTTACAAGGCTATCTACATCACTTGCGACTGTGAATGGCTCATCGTTAAGTGGTCTTGCAAATGGCGTTAGTCAGTTAGGTTCTGCTATGCAGAATATGAATGCAGGAACAGCAGATTTTACCCGACTTGCTAAGAACATCACAAAAATAAGTTCTGTTGATTCAGCCGCACTTGCTAATACAGCTACATCACTTCAAGCTGTCACAAAAGCAGTTGCAAGCATATCAGCCATACCACAGAACGCAACACAGGTTACAGAATTTGCAAAGTCACTTGGCAAACTAGGCAGTAAGAGTATTGAAAATGCCACAGTGAATATCCCTAAACTGGGTAATGCACTGAATGGCTTAATGACCACATTATCAAGAGCACCTAATGTAAGTAGTAATGTTATTGCCATGACTAACGCATTGGCTAATTTGGCAAGCCAAGGTTCAAAGGTGGGTACTTCTTCTGCTTCACTACAAAAAACGCTGTATAGCGTTTCTACAAGTGCTAGAACAGCAACTAAAAGCAGTTGGAACTTAGCAAGTGCAATAGGTAAGTTTTATGCCACTTATTTTATGGTAATTCGTGGCAGTAAGAAACTTATAGAAGCTATAAAATCAACAACAGATTACATTGAAGCGTTTAACTATCAAGCGGTTGCGTTTGGTAAGATTGGTTCAGAATGGGATAAGGATTACGAAAAGTACGGATATGATAACGCTACGGCATACGCTGAAAGCTTTCAGAACAGAGTAAATGATACTCTTGGAAAGCTGTCCGGACTTAAAGTTAATGTTCAAGGTGGTTTGCTTGAAGAAAGCGGAACAAAAAACTTAGGACTTAACATACAAGAGATAACACAGTACGCTTCACAGTTAGCTTCTGTTACTAACTCATTAGGACAGACAGGCGAAGCGACAACGGCAATAACAAAGTCAATGACAATGCTTGCAGGCGATATAAGCTCACTTTTTAATGTGGACTATTCAACAGTTGCACAGAACTTACAGAGCGGCTTAATCGGTCAATCAAGGGCATTATACAAGTATGGTATTGATATTACTAATGCTACATTAGCGACATATGCTTACAACTTAGGAATATCAAAGTCTGTATCAGAAATGACACAGATGGAAAAACAGCAATTAAGAGTATTGGCTATACTAGACCAAAGTAAAGTATCTTGGGGTGATTTGGCTAATAAACGGAAGAAAGTTAATGATATAGCTTATCTTCCAAGTGTTGCATAAGAATGGAAACATCTTATGACAATCGGGCAAAATCGGTGAAGGCTAAAGTTTTCAAAACGAGCAATTTATGGTATAATATAAATATGAATAAGATTTATATTATATACAAAGCAACTAATAAAATCAATGGTAAAATATACATTGGAAAAACTTATAATCTTGAAAAAAGAAAGAAACAGCACATTGACGATATAAACAATGGCTTACCTTTTCACAATGCATTAAAGAAGTATGGTATTGATAACTTTGAATGGGAAATAGTTGATAAAGCAGATAGTGATTCTGAAATCAGAGAAAAAGAAATACAATGGATCAAGAAGTGCAATTCTTGTATATCATTCCCAAACTCAAACGGATACAATATCACACTTGGTGGCGAGGGTGGAATATCTTGGAATTCAAAGCCTGTTCTTCAATATGACCTTAATGGGAATTACATTGACGAGTATATAAGCTCATCACATGCAAGCGTTGTAACAGGTTTACAAAGACATGATATATCTAATTGCGCAAAAGGCATAGTAAACCGTTCAGGTGAATATATGTGGCGTTATAAAGTTGGTGAAAATATCCCTAAAAAGATTGCTTCTTATTCAAAGAAAGCAAGTGCAAGGAAGCGTGCTGTAATGCAACTTGATAAAGAGGGGTTTATTCTTAACATTTTTGATTCATTAACACAAGCGAGTCAAGAAACATCAACATCAAGAACAAGCATATCTTTTTGCCTAAGTGGTAAAAATGGAACGGCAAACAATTATGTATGGATATATGCTGATGAATATAATCCAAGCAAAGATTATAAGTATAATGGCATAAAAGAGGGAAAAGGTATTTACCAACTTGATGACGATAGAAAAATCGTGAACCACTTTAATAATTGCACAGAAGCGGCTAGATATATGAATGAACCCGACAAAGTGCATAAACAGATTCACAAGGCTATCAAGACAGGGAATAAATGCAGAGGGTTTTATTGGGTTAAAGTTGAAAGCTATGCTAATACCGAGATAACTTAATAGATTACGAGCAGGCTATTAAGTATTGTAACGAGTAGGAATTGAATAAATATAACATTCCCAAGAGTGTCCGACACTACTGTATATAGGACAGTATGAGGTGGAAGTGGCTACCACCAAACCAAACGTAAAAACGTGGGTGATAATGTACTCTGAACTTATAGGAAACTATAAGAGGTATAGGATAAAGAGCCTATACGATAACAAATTTGACAATAAATTCTCCAAGTAATATGTTACGCCAGTTTAACAACAATATGAAAGAAGTCGGAATGGTGGCAGGACAGCTGTTTATCCCAATTCTTTCAAAGGTTATGCCAGTTGTAAATGGCGTTACTATTGCAATTAAGCGGCTTCTAGTGAACCTTGCAAGCCTTATGGGTGTTAAGATTGACTTTGAGAGCTTCGGACAAAGCGGTTACAAAGATACTTCTGACGGACTGGAAGATATTTCGGATGGATACCAAAATGTAGCGGATTCAGCAAAGAAAGCTACATTATCCCTTATGGGATTTGACGAAATAAATAAATTACAGGACGATACAAGCTCAAGTAAGGGTTCAAGCGGTGGTGGCGGTAGCAGTATTGATTTGACAGATGATATTGCTAAGGCGGCGGCTGATTATGAAGCGGCTTGGAATAAAGCATTTGCCAATATGGAAAATTCGGCTATTGCGTGGGCTGATAGGATTGATAAGGCACTTGAACCTGTTAAGAAGATATTCCGAGATTTTGCAATTGGCGATTTTAAAATGGCAGGCAAAGATACTTCTGAACTTGTCGCAGGGATACTTAACTGGTTCGCAGATGCCATAGACAAAGTACCTTGGTTTACAATCGGTCAAAAGATGGGCGATTTCCTTGCAGGAATTGATTGGACCAAGGTATTTAATGCAGCAGGAAAAGTTATTGTACAAGGTTTAAAAGGCGCTATTGAGTTATACTTAGGTATACTATCTAAAGCACCAATAGAAACACTACTTATATCTCTCGTAGCAGTTCCTAAAGCACTTAAGGCTATAGGTGCTTCAAGCGTAATAGCAAGCATTACTAAAACATATAATAAGCTAAATTCATTAAGCATAATGGCAGAAGATACAGCCAGAGCAATGAAAGCAGCGAAAAATGGTAGTGCGGCAGCAGCCTCGGCATTAACATTTATGCACCCTAAAATTACCAAGGCAACATTGGATTTTCAAGATTTTAGGAAAGCTGTTAAAGATAAAGGGCTATTTACTGTATTTAATAATGGAATAACTAAAGTTAGAAATAATATGTCATTGTTCCAAAAAGCATTACTTGGCGGAGTATCAGCTTTTGGAGAATTTAAACTTATTGAAAGTGGCTTTTATGATATAGCCAAAGGAAGTGACAACCTTGTGGCTTCAATTGCTAAAATAGCAGGTGGTGCAGCTATTGGTGCAGCAGGATTATACACAGCTTTTGGACCGGCAGGCTTGGCTATGGCAGCAATAGTTGGCGTAACAGGTGCAATCAAAGGATTTATTAAAATCCAAGATGAAATTCCAGATTATTTATCTGGATATGGAGTTATTAGAGAAGAGGTTAGCAAAACCACAAGTGAAATACAACAATCAATTGCTTCAATAGAAGATTCATGGAAAAGTAATACAACAGCTGATGAAATCGAAGCTCTTAAAACAAAATACTTTGAACTAGCGAATCAAACAGGCTTAACAACTGAACAGCAGAAATTACTCAAGGATATTGCACAGGAATTAGTTGAAAAAGTACCAGAATTAAGCGAAGTTATTGATACAGAAACTGGTGCATACAAGGGAACTAGAGAAGAGATCGAAAAACTGATTGACAAAAAGCAAGAAGAATACCGTTTAGAAGCGTTAAGGGAAGATTATATTCAATTGATTAAAGATGAATATAAAGAGAAAAAGGAATTAAAGAAAATGGAAGATGCTCTCAACGACAGCAAAGAGAAGTTGAAGCAGAAACAAGAGGAACTTAACAGATTAACATATGATGGTGCTTTACAAGTTGTTGAAATGACGCCAGATGAAGCTACAGCCTATGCAAGCGTGACAAGAGAAATTGAACAACTCAATAAAGAAGTTAAAGCTAATCAAGATAAGGTTAATGAAGCTAGGGGAACAGTTCAGCAAGCTACGGCTGATATGCAGTTTTGCTGGAATGAATTAAAAAATACCGCTGTTGGAACTTCGCAAGAAACAAAAGAAGCTGTGACAAATGCCTATGAAACAGCTAAAAATGAAGTTGCTTCTAAGTTGGGGATTATAAGTGATGATACCCAAAATGTATTTTCACAAATGGGTACTGTAGGTGCTGATGCAGGCAGGTCATTAAGTGATAATTTTTCTAGCAACATCAGCAACATACCTTATTCAGCAAAAAGAGCTTACCAGAGTATTGTTGACCAAGTTGAAGCCGGAGAAATTGGAGAAGAAACAGGTAGTCAATTAATGCAAGCGTTAGCAGACACCATAGACAGCAAGTCTTGGTTGATTCAAAATGCATTATCCAATAGCTTTGCAAGTAAATTTAGCGGAGAAGTATTTGATAATAATGGTAACATATCTGAAAGTGCATTTCATATTGCTATACAGCCAAAACCTAGAGCATATGCAACAGGTGGTTTTCCAGAGGACGGACTTTTCTTTGCTAACCATAATGAAATGGTTGGTAAATTCAGCAATGGTAAGACAGCAGTTGCAAACAACGACCAAATAACACAAGGCATTAAGCAAGCTGTCATTGAGGGCATGTCAGAGGTATTTGCTAATGCAAATGTAGGACAACAAAACGGAAACATTGTTGTACAGATTGACGGACAGGAAGTGTTCAGAACAACACAGAGATATGCCAATCAGTATACAGCTATGACAGGACAACCAGCGTTTAACATTTAATTGAATAATCTAATCCGTTGTGATACACTTTAAGCACTATAAAAGCAAAGGGGTGTATTACAATGGATAAAAAAGATAATAAAAAGAAGCTGCAGGAGATAGCAATTGCAGTATTGGCAGGGATAGTATTTGTTACAGCGTTATTTATTATTAATAATATAACTGAAAGCGATAATAATATCGTAGCAAGCACACAAGCTAAAACACAATCAACAGAAGTTGCTACTAAAGATATGCTTGACAATGGCATGTCTTATCTTGATGAAGATAAATATAAATTTATATGTGAACAAATGGATTACAACCACATTATGTTTACAGACGAGAATTTGACTGACAAATATGTAAAAATAGATATAATGTTTACTAATCGCTATACGTTATCCTCAAAGGATATGGAAGACGAGAGTATAAGTAAAGTTGTTAATGCTTATAACTTGCAGGCAGGATTTTTTACAGGCGTCGTTAAGAATAAAAGCGAATACGGCAAAGAAAAAATATACATATATTTTTCAAAAGATTTTAATTTAAAAAGCGGAAACTATAAAGCTGGCGATAAAATAACTGCATATGGCTTGATAGTTAATTGCAAAAACAATGGAGCTGGCAGTTATAACAGTATTAGCTTTATACCACGTTTTATAGAAAAATAATCCCTTTAATGGAGCGTATCTTTCGGTGCGTTCCATTTTTTATTGAAAAAGTGCTTGACTTTTTTGTGCGTACGATTTATATTAAATGTGCGGACAGAAAAGAGGTGAGTATATGTCCAATAAAAAAGGTAGACCTAAACTCGACAATCCTAAAAATGAAAGAATATATATTCGTGTCACCAAAGAGGAGAAGGAAGAAATAATGAATTTTTCTGATAAAAGCGGATATACAATACTTGATTTGATTAAAAAAGGCATTGAAAAAGTAAAAGGGCAAAAAAAATAAAGTGTTGCACCGCTACCAACGAACACAACACTTTAAAACCACCAATCCGAAAGGAATTGATAAATCTATCATATCAGTTTCTTTCGGAAAATTCAAGATTATTTTCGGAGGAAAAACAAATGAGAGAATATATTGTAGAATCCATTATCAATAATTTAGAACATATCAACCTGCATTTCTTAAAATGCGTGTTAGCTTACACAAATGTATTAGCAGGGAATAAGAGAGGGGAAAATCGGTAATGGAAGAAAACAGAGAAAAGCTCCACGAGATGATTGACAGTATGAATTCTGGAATGTTAGAGTATTTTGAAACATTTATAAGATTATTCTTACAGAAATGGGGTAACTAATATACAGTGCGTGAGGCATTGTGGGCATATACTCCCACTACGCAATAGATTCTGTTTAGAGCAAATGATAAAATTTTTGTAGGAGGTAAAATAATGAGTTATAATTATCCAACTACAAAAGATAGTTCTCACAATGAGATTAAAGCACCTATGAACACTAAGAATATTTGCGGCGTAGACTGCTATGAGCAGAATGGCGTTGCTTACTTAAGATTGGAAAATGTTGCTAGAGGACTTGGGTTTACCACCGTTGCAGCAAGTGGCAACGAGGTTGTTAGGTGGAATACGGTTTACAATTATCTAACAGATTTAAAGGTCGTTGCAGGAAGTTGCAACGGCAATTACAAAGGGAATTGTCCAGATTTTATCCCAGAAAACATCTTCTACCGACTAGCAATGAAAGCCAAAAATGAAACAGCAGAGAAATTTCAAGCATTAGTGGCTGATGAGATTATTCCGTCAATTCGTAAGAATGGAATATATGCTACTGATAATGTTATTGATGAAATACTGAATAATCCAGACTTTGGAATAGAATTATTAACAAAGTTAAAACAGGAAAGACAAGCAAGAGTTGAAGCAGAAAGAAAGAACGCTATCTTAACACATGTCAATAAGACATATACAATGACAGAGATTGCTAAGGAACTGAATCTGAAATCTGCTATTCAACTTAACAAGTTACTTGCTGATAAAAAAATCCAATACAGTGTCAATGGAACTTGGGTTCTTTACTCGCCATACAGCAGTATGGGATATGAAGAGATTAAGCAAGAAATCCTTGACAATGGTAAGGTTATTTATCACAGGAGAATAACACAGCTTGGAAGAGAATTTATACTGCAATTATTCAATGAAGTTGCATAGATTTTCTTGAGAATATTAGAATGGCTCAAACAGAAATAAATATAATGGTTGCAAGAAATTTGTAACCACACTAAGGAATGTATCAGAAATGGTGCATTCCTTTTTTAATACCTTGAAAGGGGTGGTTTGATTGATTGACGCAGTTGTGATTGAGGGAGTTAGACTTCCGGTAGCCTATAACGGCTACACATACAGCAGAAATAAGATATGGTCTAAGAACACAGGAAGAAACGATTATGGAGAAATGGTTGGCACAATCGTGGATATCAAAGACAAAGTAGAGCTTCAATTGCCACCATTAACAGGTGAACAGGCACTATTGCTTGATAATGTAGTAAGCGACATAGATAACCCATTCCCAACAGCACAAGTCTTATTTTTAGGTGGTACACAAAAGGAAATGACAATATATACAGGAGATGTGACATATCCGTATCTTACAAGGGCAAAAAATGAGGACGGACTTATAGTCGGAGCAAAATTAAGTTTAATTCAGAAATAAAGGAGAGTTCCACATGAAACTTAAAACAAGTGAGTTAATAGACAGATTTGAGAGTTTGAGCAACATATCGCATGACAAGACTACAGGCAGAATTGCCATGGCTGTTATGTGCAATATTAAGGCGTTAGAAGAGCTGTACAAGACAACGCTACAGACCATAGAAGATACTAAGATTAAGTATGCAGACAAGGACGACAGTGGCGAACCAGTTGTTAACGATAATCAGTATCAGATTACATCAGAGAATTTAAAGAAGTTACAGGAAGAATTACAGGAAATCAATGAACAAGAGATTGAAGCGCCTGACATGACAATGCTTCCTATGGACGCATTCGATAAATGCGAAGAAATTACACCAGCTAAATTATACTCAATCGAGTTTATGATAAACCATTAATTAATCAATAAAGGCGGTGTAGAATGAAGATATTAGACACAGCTATGACGGAAATTGTTAGGGGAAATAGTGCAAGGTACTATTCCAAGTATATTGTCGAGGGAAAAGAATATACTGAAACGCTTAACAATTTCAAGTTCCAAAACATGATAAATCCCAATAATGAAATTACGATAGGTAACACTTGCAGCAGCGGTGTTACCTTTTCTATTTATATGCCAACAATAGGTCTTGAAAATAAGGAGATTACCATATTCGAGGGCGTTAAGGTTGGCACAGAAATTAAGTATATTCAGTTGGGAATATTTACAGTTACTAAGCAGACAAGTGACGGAGAATACACAAGCTATGAAGCATACGACAGAATGTATAAGGCTGATATGCCTTACTTCTCGGATATGGCATTTCCTAGCACAGATAAAGCTATTCTTAATGAGATATGCGGCAAGTTAGGCATACCTTTAGCAACAAATATAGTCACAGCACATACTATCAACGATAAGCCACAGGGATATACCTACAGAGAAATTATCGGCTATATGGCTATGTTACAAGGCTGTAACGCGGCAATTAATTCTGATGGAAACCTTGAATTAAGGTGGTATAAAGATAGCGGTTATGTACTTGACGGACATAAGTATTATCAGCAGGGCGTAACATTCACAACAAGTAAAGATTTTATCATACAAAAACTGACATGCAACAATACAAAGTCAGGCGATAAGGAAACTAGCACGATTACCAGTGGTAGCGGTGCAACAGGACTTAGCTTTGCTAACCCATTTATGACACAAGCAATCCTTGATGAAGTCTACAAAAAGATAGGTGGTTTTACATTTAGACCGCTTACAGTTAAGTTTATTGGTGACTGGCGATTGGAAGTTGGCGATATTATAACTGTTAATAAAGGCGGCGTTGATTACAAAGTGCCTATAATGCAGATTACGCACGAATGTGACGGCGGCTTAATGGATACTGTTACATCTATAGGGCAATCTGATACGGAGAATACAAGTGTTGCTTCTGGACCTATTACTAAGCAGATGGAGCGGTACTATGCCGACTTGATAACCGTTAATAAGGCACTAATTAATAAGTTAGATGTTGATACAGCCAAGATTACCTATGCAACAATAACCAATCTTAATGCAACTAACGCAAGCATTGATAATCTTAAAACAAATAAACTAGATGCAACATATGCAGATATCATCAACGCTAATGTGGAAAGCCTTAAGGCGGCTAATGCAGAGATAGTCAAACTTAAAGCTAATTCATTAACGGCGGATATAGCGGATTTAAAATATGCACAGATTGATTTTGCCAATGTAAAAGGACAAGTAGTAGGAACTTCTCTTATTAAAGACGGAGCAGTAACTAATGAAAAAGTACAAAGCCTATCCGCTAATAAGCTAACAGCAGGCACAATTGACGCAAGCAAGATTACAGTTACTAATCTTAACGCTGATAATATCACAGTAGGCACAATTAACGGAAAACGTATTGGAACAGGTTCTTTATCGCTGGATAAGTTAGCCGAGGAAGTACCAACAAAAGAATATTTAGATAGAGTACAGGAAGATTTACAAGGGCAAATTGACGGAAATATTGAGACATTCACTAAGGCAGAAATACCTACGCTTAATAATGAGCCGGCTATTAACTGGAAAGATAACGCAACGAAAAATAAGCATATAGGCGATATCTGTTATGTGGTTAATCCGGCTTCAAGTGCAGATGGATATTCATACAGATTTGCTGATACAGGTACATTAGAAACACCTAACTATGAATGGGTACTGATTAAGGATAGTGATGTTACTAAGGCGTTACAGGATATTATTAACATCAATGGTGAGATTACTGGAATTAAGAAGTTTAATGTTGAAATAAGCTCATGGAAAACTGATACAGACAGTGAATTATCAAGCCTTAAGACACGAACAACTACTCTTGAAACTGATATAGGTAACAAGGTTGATACTACGACATTTAATGAGGTTAAACAGACTGTTGATGAAAATAGTTCTACTATAACCAAAATGTCCGAAACCCTTAGTAAAAAGGCTGATAGCAGCACTGTTACAGCTTTAAGTAATACTGTTAATAGCATTAAACAGACCGCAGACAGTAACACATCAAGCATATCAAGTCTTACAACTGTAGTTGAGAAAAAAGCTAACCAAGATGAAGTTACAAACATATCTAATAAGCTGACAACTGTTGAACAGAACTTAAATGGATTGACGGTTGATGTTACAAACCAATATCAATACATTGATAATCAGCTTAATGGCAATCATAAGATATATGAGATTGCACATGTGCCAACTAAAGATAATTACCCAGCTAATGAATGGAGCATACAGATATATCCAAGTGATGATATATATCCTAGTGATAGCACATGGGAGTACACAGAAGATGAGTATGAGAAGTATGTAGGAACTATTGCATATTGGAAAGACCAACAAAGAGCATGGCGATTTATACGAAAGCCTGACGGAACGCATGCCTGGGTTGAAATCAGTGCCACCGAAACAACATATCTTCTTAATCAGAATGCTTCATTAAGAATTGATGTGAACAATATAAGTACAAGCCTATCTTCACTTACAACTAATATTCAGAACAATTACAGCACTACAACGCAGATGAACAACGCTATAACGCAAGCAATAACAAGTGAAAGTAATAGCATCAAACTAGAGGTGTCAGGAACTTACGCAACTAAGGATAGCGTAGCTAATACGCTTAAGAGCTACGCAACCACAGCAAGCCTTGAAGCATACATTAAGAAAGACCCAACGACAGGGGAACTTAAATCTGCTATCGAAGCGATTGCAGATGATATAACACTTAATGCAAGTGGAACAATTAATATTAGCGGTAATAAGTCTGTTAATATCAATGGTAATCTGTTCACACTTACATCTACTAATACTACTATTTCAGCAGATGGTTCGATAGACTGTAAGAAGCTAAAAGCTGTTAATGCTGATTTAGAAGGAACTTTTAAAAATATAAATGTAACTGACGGAGGTATTACAATGACCACTACTATTATTGGCGGTGAATACCTTATTAAAAGCAGTACAGGGGCATTTTTACGGATGCAGGGACACTACATTGAAATGTCAAATGATGATGGTTCAGGAACGAAATGGGTACTAAGTAGAAGCGAATGTGTTTTTAATGACTATTTAAACGTTAAGCTATATCACCCTTCACTTAAAAACTATATGCGACCTGCTTTGTCTATGAGAAATCCAGTAACATTTGATTGGAGCGGAAGCGTTTTAACTATATACGTTGACGATGTAGCTGTCGCTACATGGGATTGGGCACAAAAAAATTGGTATTAAATCCGCACAGCGGTAGAAAGGAAAAACAATATGTTAAGTATAACAAAGACAACAAACTTAAGTGGAACATCAGTGATTAATGGTCAATCAGCCATGACAATGTATGCGGCTGTACCAGAAACTGGTTCATTGACAATTAGTCAGACAATCACTAACAAGGAATTATACCTTGCAAATCAGACACAATGTGATGCTGATTATGAGAATTTCAAAGCAGAAGTTAATAAGCTATTAAAGAGTGAACAGCAGACAGTTGATTTGAATACAACAGATACAATAACAGAGTAAATCATCAGAGAGCGTGGGTTTAAGCCTACGCTCTTATTTTTAAGGAGGTAAAATATGAGCCTAACCGGTTTTTTTTCGTACAGCCGTGTAAACTGGCAACAATCGCCAAGTAAAAGTACTCCGCTTAGTGCGGCAAACCTAAATGTAATGGACGCAGGCATTAAGAATAACAATGACATGATTAGCAATATTCGTGACGAGATTACACAATTAAACAGCAATATTGACGTTAAAAACTTTTTTTGCAAAAATATTGCAAGTATAAATGGTACTCTTGAAGGTTATGGTTATAATTATTGCTATTATAATAAATCTACCAAAACAGGGATTTTATACTTTGCTTCAAAAATTGAAACCCCAGATTCTGTACAGAATAATTTTACAGGCTATTATGATGTAAAAACAGTTCTTAAAAATATGGGCATTAGTTTTAATAAAATATTGGAAAGCAATTATACTCCTTATGATGCCACAGGTGTAGTTCGAGCAAAGTTGATAGGCTATGGAACAACATTGTTATATAGCTCTGCAAATCAGAATTATGCTTTTGCTCGATATTATACAAAAGATGGTAATAAAGGAGCATGGGCTACAAGCGAATTCCAAAAGGGTGATTATATTACAGGCTCACTTATATTTAGTTAAGTTTCAGATACTGCCTTAGTAATTGCACCGGTGCATTTAATATTATTGCAGTTTAGTCGCGGAATGAGCAATTAGTAAGGTTGGCAGTGCCACATAACATTAACAATATAATATTCGCAATCAAGCACCTTAGTGGAAACACTGGGGTGCTTTTTTGTTACACATTTTTCTAAATTTAGGAGGTAAATTATGAGTAAATTATTCGGAATTGACACATCAAGGTGGCAGGGAGACTTTGATTTTAAAAGTGCAAAGAATAATGAGGGTGTAGACTTTGCCATTATCAAGGCAGGTGGTGCTGATGATGGCTTATACGAAGATAGAGAGTTTGAGAACAGTTATAACAAGTTGGAAAGTGCAGGAATCCACAAGGGAGCCTATTTCTTTGGTAACGCATTAAGTGCTGATGAAGCTGTAAATGAAGCCAGATATTTTGCACAGCTCTTAGCAGGTAAATCATTCTGCTACCCAGTGTTCTATGATGTTGAAGCAGGCATGGTTACTGGTAACGACCTTACAGACATTATTATGACATTCCTTGATGAAATGAGAAATGCAGGGTATAAGAATGTCGGCTTATACTCATATGAGAACTGCATTAACAATTATGTAGATATTTCGAGAGTAAAAGAAGCTGGTTATGCCGTTTGGGTAGCAAAGTATTCAGATGCAGAACCTAGCATTGCTGTTGATTATGATATATGGCAGTTTGGCGGCGGCGTTAATTATCTTAGAGACACACAGATTAATGGACAGACAGTAGACCAGAACTATTGTTATACTGATTATTGTACAGACCATGTTGTCGAAGAAGTAACAGTGCCGGATTATCAGCCAGTACCAGAAACTAAGTATCACAAAGGCGATACAGTTAAGGTTATCAATGCTATTCAGTACGATAACGGCGAGCCATTTAAGACTTATTATGATGAATACAGTGTTTTATCAGCTAGTGGCAGAAGAGTTGTTATCGGCATTGACGGCGTAACTACTGCTGCTATTAATGAAGACAACATTAGTCTTGTTAGATGCATTTATGACAACGACAATGATATCAACACAGATACAGTAAGCCGCGGTGATGGCAAGAAAGTTAGGGTGCTTGACAATATTGATTATGACGGTGCAAGATTTGCAGTATATTATGATGAATATGATGTAATTGAAGAGAGTGGAGACAGAATCGTTATAGGTATTGGTACAACAATCACAGCCGCAGTAAATATTGCTAACCTTGAATTTATCGGCGGTGCAAGTCCTGATGATACACCTACAGATATCCCATTTAGTGAAGATATTGAAGAGGGTAGCACAGTAAGATTTGTCGGAAACACAGATTATGACGGCACAGCTATTAAGGCTTGGTTTGACGAATATACAGTATCAGAAAAAAGTGGCGACAGAGTTGTCCTTGTGCATGACGGAGAATTATTCGCAGCGGTCAATGTAGCCGATTGTGAATTAGTCTAACCTTAATAAAAATACCGGGAGTGCAATGCTCCCGGTAATATCTTAATGAATAAGCACATAACAAGCATAATGCTTACAATTCTCTTTTTCATAGGCAAATCCCCTTTAAATTTAATTTTACTAATCATATCACAATATGCATAATTTGTCGAATATTGTCGAAACTTGCGATATTTTTAAGTTGATTTTTATATTATCAGTATTTATAATGATAATTGTCCGAGAGATTCGGACGAAATCTTCAAGTTTTGGCTAGGTGGCACTGTTTGATTGGCGTTGGCAGTGTCACCGCTGAAAACTGTTAATCTACTGGGGGTAGGTTGACATGTAAGAACAGATGTTCTATAATAACACCATCGCTACCAGTGTTATATCGTGCAATAAGGGGGATATATGGAGAATGAAGAATATAGGCAGAAGATAATCGAAGAAATCAAAGAAATAAATAGCGTTGAAGTACTAAAGTATATTTACAAAATAATGATGGATGTAATAAAAAAGCCAGTGTAAAAATACACTGGCATACACCTAGAAAAAAGTAAAAAGAAATATATTGCAGTGCGTTACTAATATCTGAGGTAGATTACTTTTTACAAGCAAGCAAACCTAGTCTTGTAACTGTTACATTTTCCAAGGTTTGTGTAATATATCCTTTGCTTGAAAGAGTTTTCATAAATGGCAATAGAGATATCATATCGAGATTTAAAGCATTGGCTATATCGCGATAATCTGTATTGCCTTTCTCATTTCTTTTAGTGATAATAGTTATAAGAACATCATTCTCATTCAGCATATTGTTTACGCTCCTTTTAATAAATCTATTAAGCCGAGAACATATTCTTTTTGTTCGTCATTTAACTCTAAAAATGTATGTATCGAGCGTACTAATCTTCTGTCATTCCTTATCTTAATCCACAAATCAGCTTGTTCCGATAAATCAAGTTCTTTTTCTTTCCCAGTTCTTAAATAATCCACAGGTAATCCTAAAACTTCTGAAATTTTACCCAATCTATCATCTGGAAATGAACCTTTGCGTAATTGACTAATGTAGCCATTAGCAAAACCACATTCTTTTTCTAATCTTGATATAGGAATTTTTCTCTCTTTGCAAATTCCCCTTACTCTTTCTACAGTGTTCATTTGTTTTTCCTCCATTTTTAGAGATTTACCTAAAAAGGTGTTGACAAATTAGAGAACACTCTATATAATAACTTTAGGTTTTAGAGAAAAGCCTAAAGTTAAAGGGAGCATTCTCAAATATGTTTTTGGCAATTCATAGTTTAGAACATTCTCTAAATAATGTCAAGCTTTTCTCTAAGTCCTATATAAATTAGGAAAGGAGAAGTCTATGTTTTATCAAAAAATAGTTGATTATTGCAATAAGAACAATCTTTCTATAATGGCATTTGAAAAGAAATGTGGTATCGGCAATGGAACTGTGGGCAGATGGAAAGATGATAATTCATTGCCAGCATTAACCACTATTCAGAAAATTGCAGATGCAACAAGTATTCCCATAGAAAAATGGATTAAGCAAGAATGATAGGCGATTGAAGCGTCGTTTAACTTTGCAAGAAAGGAATGACAATGAAAAAAATAACATTTTCAGATGTTGCATTAGTGATTGCAATACTTACATTACTATTTCAGATTTTTTGTCATTTTATTTTACCAAGATTTTGACAAGGAATGTGACAACGACAGAAAAGAGTAAAAATGGAGAACATTTTATAGCGCAAAGTACAAACAGATTAGAATTTTTGATATTGATGCAATAGAAAAGTGATGGTAGCGGTAAATAGTTGCAAACTTTTATTCAAACATCATTAGTTCTTTTTGACAGGGATAGCGTCCTGTTCGTATCAAGTGTGAATTACCTACCGATTGGCAGTTTTGTCTTTAGCATATTTATTTAATTCTATTGATATAGAAATAAGAGCGTACAGGGTGCAGAAGTCTACGCCACAGAAGTATGAGCCAACCACTGATACGCACAATGCTATGACAGTATCCATACAATCTCCTTTCGGAAAGTGTCTACCATCACCTTTCTATTGTATCAATAAATATAAAGTTCTACAAGTTACAGCAGATAGGAATGAGCAGAATCGCTTAAATGCACCTTAAAAGGTCAAATATATCACACATTATTTAGAAAGGAATGTTTATGGAGTTACAGATTTTTAGCAATTCAGAGTTTGGAGAAATCCGAACTATTACTAAAGATAATGAACCTATGTTTTGCTTGGCTGATGTATGCAAGGCATTGGAAATATCAAATGTAGGAAATGTTAAGCAGAGGTTATCTGAAAAGGGTATCCATACTGCGGACACCCTTACAAAAGGTGGAATGCAGAAAATGACATTTATTAGTGAAGCTAATCTTTACAAGACAATCTTTCAGAGCCGTAAAGAAAGTGCGGAAAGATTTACAGAATGGGTTACATCAGAGGTTCTTCCATCAATCAGAAAGACAGGAAGTTACAGTAAGCCTTTGACAACATCTGAACAGATTAGATTATTGGCACAGGGCAACACAGAACTCACAGAGAGAGTTGATAAGGTTGAAGATAAGATAATCAGTATCGAAGAAGAAACTCCACTTTACGGCTGTGAGATTGAAGAAGTGCAGAAACATGTTAGAAAGAAAGGAATTGAAGTACTTGGCGGGAAGGACAGCAATGCGTACAAAGACGGTGGTATTCGCGGTTCAGTATATTCTGATATATACAAGCAGTTAAAACGCGAATTCGGGTGCGTGGCGACATACAAGAGTATCAAAAGAAAATACTTGGCTGATGTACATGAATTCATCGACACCTATTTGTTGCCAATAGCACTTGCCGAGGTGGTACATGATACAAACATGTAGGAGAAGATATGAAAGAAAAGATAATTAACATATCCGCAACACTGGCAGGAATCAGCCTTATAGCATTGATTCTAAGACCAGTACAACCGCAAGCTAAGATTAATCATCAGAGTGCAGTGTTAAGTGAATGCTACAACTCACATGTTGATTATAAGGTTGAAACTGGAGAGATAAGTGTTGATGAATATGAGTTGTCGCTTATGGCACATTTACTGATGGGTGAATGCGGAGCGACATGCAACGATGATGAAATGCTATATCTTGCAGGAGCTGTTGTTTTGAATCGGGTACAAAGTGAGTATTTCCCTAACAGCATTGAAGAAGTTATCTATCAGCCAGGGCAATATCAATGCACAGAACTTATAAACAGTGGATTCTATAAAGAGCCAACAGAAAGGTGTTGGAGAATAGCAGAAGAATTATTAATAAGCGGATATGACATACCCAGCAATGTGTTGTATCAAGCTGAATTTAAACAAGGTAGTGGCGTTTATAAGAAAGTGCAGAACATGTACTTTTGCTACAAGTAAGGAGTGTTTATGGAAGCAAAGATAAGAGAAGAAATGTTCAACTTAGGCATTCTTTCCAATAAAAAGGGTTACATCTACATAATTGGAGCTGTTAAACGATTTGGGAATTTTACATCAATGGAAAATATTTATAACAGTATTGCCAAGGCTACAAATAGGTCACCAGCATCTATTGAAAGGTCAATCAGAACAGCCATTAAATCGGCTGATCATGACCTATCAGCATGGAAGAATTATGACTGTCTCACAACGAGAGGATTTATTACAACAATGTATTACAGATGTAAGGAGAATGCCAATGAGTAACATAAAAAGAATAATAAAACTGAATAGAAACAGACAGAGAGCTATAAGGGAAAAGGATTTCAGAAAGTTCTATACTTTCAGCTGCAAAATCCATCTGATTGAAAGAATGGATAAAGTACCAATAGGAAGTTACATATTAAAGTAAGGAGAGAAAGAAATGGAAAATGCAATTAATAACAACAATATCACATTAATAGGAGTAGTCGAGAAAGAAGCAGAATACTCACATGAAGTATTCGGCGAGGGATACTACATATTTATGCTCAAGTGTTTAAGAACAAGTGGCAACGAAGATGTGTTACCAGTGATAATATCAGATAGACTTACTGATATTAGAGAAATCAAAGTAGGACAGGCTGTCGCGGTTTTAGGACAGATAAGAAGCTTCAATAAGCATACTGACAATATGAAGAGCAAGCTGATTTTAACAGTTTTCGCAAGAGAATTTGAAGTGCTGACACATGATTCAGAAGAATTACCATTTGAAGATAATACCAATATGGTTATACTTGACGCTTATATCTGTAAGCCGCCTATATACAGATGTACTCCAAAGGGCAGAGAGATTGCAGATATCTTAGTAGCGGTAAACAGACCATATAGCAAGTCAGATTACATACCATGTATAGCATGGGGAAGAAATGCAAGATTTGTAGGCGGACTTGAAACAGGGGAGCATATCCAGATTCAGGGTAGATTCCAGAGCAGGGAATACGCTAAGAAGATAAGCGACAATGAAGTTGAAACAAGAACTGCTTATGAAGTATCGGTGAGCAAGATTGATTATGCAGAGGAGGGTGAAGCTGATGTGTAGTGATATTACAGTTAGAGAGTTAGCAAGTATGGCTCTTGATGAATATGCGATGTGCCAGATATGGACACCGCAACACGGAACAGTATTTAACGGTTCGTTTGAAGAAGCTAAGTATTCAGCCTATGCGGATAGGGAAATTGATAACTTCCAAGTTGAAGATGGCGTATTTGTTATGAATATTTAATAAGGAAAGGATATTGTTTATGAAAACATTTTTAAAAAAAGCGGTTTTAGAGAATTTTATGTGTTACGCAAGCAGAACATTTGATTTTTACGACATAACAAAGATTATGGCTGAGAATGGCGTAGGTAAATCAACTATTGCCACAGCGTATCTGTGGTGCTTGTTTAACTGTGATTATGAGTTAAAGGATAATCCGGTTGTCAGACGAGAGATTGACGGAAAATCTGTTGATGATATGGATACAAGTGTTGAACTTACACTTGATGTTGATGGAAAAGAAATAACTATGAAGAAAGTACAGAAACGTACTTATAGCAAGGATGGCAGCAGTTACAAGGATGATAACGCATACTTTGTCAATGACGTTCGTAAGAATTTAAAGGACTTCAACGCATATCTTGACATTGATATGAATGTGTTTAAGATGTGCAGCAACATCAATGCATTTCTAAATCAGAAGCCGGCTGAAATGAGGGAATATCTGTTCAGTCTTGTTGAGAATGTAACAGACCTTGATATAGCACGTTCTAAGGCTGAATTAGCAGAGTTAGCACCACTGTTAGAGAAATACACAACGGAAGAACTAACTGCTATGAACAAGGCTACAAAGACTAAAATTACTAAAGATTTACCTATTCTTGATGGACAGATTAAGGAAAAAGAAAGAGATATTCAGATTAAGCAGGACATTAATACATCTGACCTTGAATTGCAGAAGAACAGCATTAAAGAACAGATTGCTGATTGCGTGGCAAAACAGACTGATAACGACAAGCTGTTAGCTGAATACGATAAGGCTAGTGCAGATATTCTTGATTTGAAATTCAAACAGGGAGATTTATCACGCAAGGCTAACGAGGAAAATATCAAGGTTAGGAGAGATATTGAGGATAAGATTGCCGACAAGAAGTTTCTTGTTAAACAGACAGAAAAGACTATTGCCGATACCGAAAGCTGTATTGCCAGTTCAGAAAAGACCATTGAGAGCATTAAGGCTTACTTACAGACAGAGCGTGATAAGTGGAAAGAAGAAAATGAACGTAAGTTTGATGATTCAAGCCTTATCTGTCCTTATTGCGGTAATGAATATAAGGAAGATAAGAAAGAACAGTTAAAGGCTGATTTTGCAAAGCATAAGGCTGATAACTTAAAGACAATTACTGACAATGGCAATATGTACAAGGAAAGACTTGATAAGGAAAAAACTACGCTTGAAAGCCTTAAAGCAGGGTTGCCAAAGCACAAGGAAAGCCTTGAAATGCTGAATACTGCCATTGCAGACCTTGAAAAGCAGTTATCCGAACTTCCGCAGGAAATTGATGTGACAGCCACAGAGGAATACAAGGCGCTTGAAAAGCAGATAGCTGAAAAAGAACAGGCTATGCACAAGGCTAATGATGTTTCAGCGGTTAAGGCTGAATTAAAGGCACAGGAAAATGATTTAAGGCAGCAGTTAGCAGAAGTTGAACAGAAGATAGCTGAAAGCAACACAGAGAAAGACGAACAGCGACTTGAAGAATTGAGGGCAGAACAGCGTACACAGGAACAGAATAAGGCTAATGCTGAAAAAATCCTTGATTTGCTTGATGAACTGGATAAGGCAAAGAATGAAACATTGTCTGACAGTATTAACAGCCATTTTTCGCTTGTTAAGTGGAAGCTGTTTGAACTGAATAAGTCTGGTGGTTACAAGTCAGTTTGTATACCTACAGTTAATGGAAAGTCAATTCTTACAACTATGAGCAATAAGGGCAACAGGATTCTTGGCAGAGTTGATATTTGCAATTCTATTCAGAAGATTAGTGGTATGTCAGTGCCTATTGTCTTAGACGATAGCGAGAGCCTTGACAGCACTAATCAGAAGAAAGTTGCTGATATGGTCGATAGTCAGTTGATTATGCTGATTGTCAATGATAGCGAGAAATTAGAGATTGTGGAGGGATAATATGCAGGGCGGAGACACATATGTACTTACAGTAAGCGATGAAGAAGCAGAAGTTATCAAACAGTTTGTATCAGCAATGGAGAAAGTTACTATTGGCGTAGATAATGATGATATTTGGGATATTATGGAAACCATCGCAAACAAACGGACTTCTGGTAGCGTAACAGGCATAATGATTATGTATGAAGAAAGTGAGGAATAATTATGGCATATAAAGCATTTAACCCAGATTTTACTTGCAAAGGTAAGCAGTACGAAGAGAACACAACATATGAAGAAAATGGAAATGAGATATGCGAAGCTGGTGTTATGCATTATTGTGAAAATCCATTTGATGTACTGGACTATTACCCTCTTGTGAATGAGAATGGCGAGATTTCAGAATTTGCAGAAGTTGAGCCGCTAGGAAAAGTTTTTAAAAGAGAAAACAAATGTGCAACTAATAAGCTTCACATTAAAGCCAAGTTGGGCTTAAAAGGTTTTATTAAGGCTTGCATAGATTTTACTCTGGAGAAAACGAAGATTGAGGAAATTGAAGATGGCATAGAAAATGACAATGGCAATAATTCCGCACAGATAGGTTCAAGCGGAAATTCCGCAAAGATAGGTTCAAGCGGAAATTACGCACAGATAGGTTCAAGCGGAGATTGCGCAAAGATAGGTTCAAGCGGAAATTACGCAAA